CACCGCCTCCGACTGTTACTGGTATATCAATTCCTGGTGTAACTGGATAAGCAGGGTTGTAAACAACACCACCGCCGCCTCCACCGCCGCCCATATCAGAGCCACCGCCGCCTCCACCGCCGACAACTAACACTTCAACAGTATCAACATTTGCAGGTGGAGTCCAGGTAGTAGTTCCGACATTTGTAAAGTACACAAGCGTTCCTGATGAATCTGCTTTACGTTGTGCAGATGTTCCTACAGGTAACGCTAGATAACCAGTATCGTTAATGGTAGTAGTCTTTAAAATTGCCATTTATTATTATTCCTGTCTGTTAAGTGTATTTATTAATTGTAAGGTTCGCCGCCGATGCCAAAGCGTTGAGAGCAACACATATAGTTATGATGTACTTCGTAATCATCTAATGGTCGATCGTAAACAACAAACAGTGCAACATCATGGTGACCTGTATTACTAAATTGGCCTCTATCTGCTCCACGACTGTTGATTTTTGGGTAACTAACGTGAGTTTGCATTAACTTACCATTTTCGTAATTTGCAGTATCTTCCTGTCTTAGACGTCCATTTATATAGGTTCTTACTCTATTACCGTCATATGTTACCATCGAATGATACCACTCGTTACGTGTTATAGCTCCAGTACTTGACCAAAACCAACTTCTATCAGTTGTTTGCCATGCCCATTGGAAAGTATCAGTGTCGGTTTTTGCTTCCCATGTACTTTCTTTATTATATAGAATATCTTCTGGGCTATTATCAAATTTACGAAATATGCATTCAATTGAATTATATTCTAAATCATTACATACATTTTCGCACTGTGCCATTTGATCGCCATTAAATCGCCAGTATGCTTGTTGTGTTGTACTAGATGTATAAGTAGGGCCGCCAACAAAGTCATAATCTCTATTAGCAACTGGTGCAAGACTTTTCCACCCGAACGCAGTAGATCCGTCCGAACTTGCCGGTACGCTTGCGTCTAAATGTATATATCTATTACCCCAAGCTCTAGGAAGACCTCTGCCTGTTTCTAGATCGAACCAAAACCCTAAATAGTAACACTCGGTATATCCTAAATCAGTGTTAAATCTTACCGCACCGTCTGGCGGATTTGTAGGTCTTTGGGCTGTACTACCACTTGGCAATCTAATATGCCCTGTATCTGCAATAACGGTATTTTTTAACTCTGCCATTGATATATTATCCTAGTTTTTGTTTAATGTCATCTAAATCAGTTTTAAGAGATTTAACTGCTTCAATTAAGTAAGCAGTAAGTTTAGTGTAGTTTACACCTTCTGGTTTTCCAGTGCTGTCCTTTGTAACTAGATTTGGAAGAATTTCATTAACTTCTTCAGCAATTAAGCCTGCTTCGTTTTTACTAGATCCATCTTTACGATCATATACTACACCAACAAGATTTACAATGCTATCTAAAGCATTTTCGATTGGAGAAACATTTTCTTTTAATGTAATACTTGATGTCTCTGTAATTGTTTGTGCTGTAAATGAGCCACCTACATAAACATTTCCGTTAATACCTACACCGCCTGCAACTCTTAATGCACCAGTAGTAGTCGACGAACTGTTAGTAGTTTCGTCAATGAAAACTTGTCCTTTAGTACCTGCACTTGTACTTCTTAGCACAAGACTGTTACCGTTCCCTTCACCGCCTGTTACAATTTTAGCAAACAAATTACCAGTATTAGGTTGGTAAGCAAGATTGTTGTTCGATACTTTAATACCTGCAATACTACCGCTTGATGTGTCAACAAATGCAATATACTGATTATTATTAGATGTTGATGTATCGTTAGTTACTGTGATTGTAGGTGTTGACCAAGACATATTACCGGCGCCATCAGTTCTTAATAATTGACCACTATTGCCGTAACTGTTCGGTAATGAGAACGTTAAATTTGATCCTAGTGTACCATTACTCTTAATAGCTGTCCAGTTCGAGTTATCAGCGTCACCCATTTTAATAAGTCCGCCAGTGTTAACTTGAATATTACCGTTAACTAAAACTTGTCCTGCACCGTTAGGATCGAGCAACAGATCCTCGTCTGCAATAAGAGTAGTGATTGTGTTGTCGATAAGAAGGTTTCTACCTAGTAGCGGATCACCTGTTGTTCCGATTCCAATTCTGCGCATGATAACTCCTTATATTGTTGAGGTTTCTAAACCGTATACTACTACTGATACATCCAAACTGTTAGAAAACACAACTAGTTTCTTACCGGCATCCATTACAATGCCGGTTCTTTCTAGTGTACCGTTAGCAACAAGCGATGTATTATATTCTAAATACTCTGCTGCTGTAGGCGTGTCTGCACTAGCTAGTGCTACTCTAATTGAACGCTGAGTTGTACTTCTGTTACACATACTTAGTGTAACAACAGCAAAAGTGTCAGCTGGTACTTCATACACTGTTGTATTTGTATTAGCTGCTAAATCTGCTGCTCCTAATCTTCCGTTAGCCATTTTCTTTTCTCTCCAATCTTATCTTAAGAAATACTGATATAGTACAGGATAACCAGTTACTGGACCTGTAAAGTTAATATTAGCAGTAATATTTATCGGAAGTCCCGATGCTGTTGTAATAATGTTTGAACCTATGAATATATCACCAGCTGTAATACTGTTAACGTTTAGTGTGGCACCACCGCCACCAATTTGTGCTTCAATATACGCTTTAACTGCTCGCTGTGTTGGTACAACACTGTCACTGTTTGCAGTAAAGAACGGGTCGGTACTAAACTCGTTAACACTTGCAGAGTTACCACCTAGTGTAACTTCACCTAGTGTAAGTTCTTGTAGACCTGCAATGTTAAATGCTTCAGCGTTTAGCGTTGCAACACCTGTCGACTGTTCAATACTAAACAAGTCACCAACTCGGAAGTTACCGTCTTGGTCAGTTGCTGTGAAGAACACGCGACCACCGTCTGCATCAAATGTTTCTTTTGTTTGATCTGGTGCAATTAGTGGATCATTTGGATAGTTAGTTGTAACAAACCCTCCGGTACCAATATCTAGGAAATCGTGTCCTGTTAGACGTACTTGTGAGTAACGAATACGCATTTCTACAGCATCGCCATCTAACGGTGCATCGCCCCTTGTCATTTTTGGAGACACTTGTAAGAAGCCTGTGTAACTACCGTCGTTTGTTCCTAAGAAACTAACAACGTTTACAAGTTTGAAGTATTGTCCAGGCAAGCTAGCAAACTCAATGTTTGAACCAGGAACTGGACGTTCTGTCATTCTTCTTACAGCAATAAACGTACCGTCTTGGAAGAAGTCTGCTTCACCATTTGATCCAGTTTCGTTAACATCAACACTTGCACTTAGGAATCCTGTACCTCTGTTAACAAACGTTGGAGTTGCTAGTGACCCGTCACCAACTCGTACAGTAAACACAACGTCCGCTGTGTTGTTCGGATCTGTAATAGTCATTGTTGGAGGATTATTAGCATCATAACCCGAACCTGGTTCGTTTATTCTGATGTTAAACACTTTTTCGTTTGCAACTGATACACGACCTCTTGCTCTTGCACCTAGTCTTATATCTGCAACTTCACTAGTAGCACTACTTGCTCCTATAGAAACAAATTTACCAACTCTATCTGGATTACCAAATGCAATTGGTCCTGATCCTGTTCCAGTAAATCCTGCTAAGTTAATAGTTGACCAATTGATACCGTCTTCTGAGTAAGAAATTAGGCCGCCGGCTGTATCAGATGCTGCTGCAAACACACCTTGTCCATATGCAATTTGTACATAATTGCCGAACGGGTTAGGTACTGTCATTGCAGTCCAGTTAATGCCATCTAATGAGTATGCGCCTGCTGTGCCTGTTGCTGCAATTGCAACAAATCGACCATTACCCCATGCAATATCTACCCAGTCGTTAGTTGCAGGTAAGTTAGTAGTTGCAAACCATGTAATACCGTCATCTGAGTAAGCAGTTTCGTTTGTACCACTGCGCAATGCAACCCACTTACCTTTACCAGATGTCATACAGTTGTAACCAGTATTTGGAAGTGCTGCACTTGTTAGTGTCCAGTTTTGACCGCCGTCATCCGAGTATACTACATCAGTGTCGGCACTGTTAATAAGAACAAATCGGTTAACACCTGCACCTAAGTAGTTAAACGCAATACTCATTGTGCCTGTTGTTGTTAACCCTCCTGGAAGTGCATATGTGTTCCAATTAGCACCATCATCTGAGTATGCAACATTTGAATTGTTTGTACCTGCAACTAGTACTCTGCTTGTCTTAAACAACGAACTTCCGTCATTTATTAGTCCACTAGCTAGGGTTGTATATGATCCTGCCGGTAGAGTAGTAGTTGCCCAATCTACACCATTTAATGATGTAGCAGCTACGTTAGTTGCACTTGGTGCAATAAACAAGCCTTTGAGACCTATACCTGTGAAGTCAAAGTCTACAATTTCACCATTATCACCTACTGTTGTAACTGTAATAGTAATATTGTTTGCAGGTTCCCAGCCGCCAACATCTGTGCCTAGAAGTATAAGTTCATCTAAACGTGCATATCCTGTACCAGCGTTATTAATTGAAACATAGTACTTTTCACCGATTCTGTCTACATCAAATGTAGCATCTGCACCAGTGCCGCCTTGCCATATAGTTACACCAGTGTACTGTGCCGACGTTTCAAAGTACAAAACATCATTATAATCGTTTTGACCTATTACTCCAGTAGTTGTACTTGTAGCTGGTGCTGAGAAACTAACAGCTGGTTCAATCTGGTATGTTGATGTTGAGTTAGGAGCAAGTATCGATGTACCTTTAACAAAGTGATCCCACCCTGCGTTACCTTGATCGTCAAGTACTGTTGCAATCTTTGTACCTGCATCGTATGTATCAATAATACCGTATTGGCCTGCTCCTGCGCCACCTGTAATAACAATTTTCATGCCAGGATACGCCGAACTCAGGTTACCGTCTGTAGCAGCAAGTGTAATTTGTGTTGTAGTACCTTCTTGTGCAGTGTTTGACACTAATAAATATCCGTCACCGCCGGCATCGTCAACTTCTTGATCGTCGATGATTCTAACTTGGAATACTGCTCCATCACGGAACTCGTCACCGATAATTTCTTCATCAACACCTGCACCAAACACACCAAAGTCAACTTCAGTGTAGTTGTTACCTGCATGAGTAAATTCAAAGTTTAATAGTGCGCTTTGATCAGTAACTACGTTTCCAACTGTTGCATTGTACTGTGTTCGGTTGTCAACAATTGCTGTTACTGGAGTTTCATCTGGATCAACACCTTCTGCGACTGAACCAAATGTACCGTAAGAGTTGTTACCGTTTGTAGCACGAGCTCTACCACCTGTTTCACACAAGTAACCAATGTGTGAGTAGTAAGTAAACACTGATACCATCTCAGCACGACCGTTTTGCGTTAACCATGCGCCAATGCCGTCACTAATAACTTGAGTAAAGTCGTTTGACACCATTGAGTCGTTGCCGCCGTTGTGCAATGATCCGTCAATCTTCTGACCAACTGCACCGTATCCAAATGTAGTACAGTTTTGTACATATGGAGAACGTGCTGTAATCCACACACGCTCGTCGTCTGGTCCCCAACCTGGATCAAGCGATGCATAAGCACCTGCTGTTGGACGACTTGTGCCGTTTGCCGAAGCAGGAGTTAAATCACCGTATAGTCCTTCCATAGTTTGTAGACGTAAGCCTGTACCGTTACGTAAGTAGTAGAAATCTTCTTCTTGTGAACCAACTACGCTGTTAATGTAGTAACGTGCTGCAAGTTTTGATTTGTAGTTTGCAGGTACTATTAATTTAACACCGTTAGTATATTCTCTACGGTAGTTAGGTGCCCATACCATATCCCATTTCATTCCGTCTACAATAGCGTTTAAGTCACGCTCACACAATGCAGTATTATAATTGTAGTTACTTTCTACAGTCATTGTTCCAGTATCGTCTGCTTGTGTAAGTGCTGCTCCGCCAATAGTTGAACTAATAGTAAATTCTGTTGCACTTAAGATATCTTTTACATAATAAACGGTGTCAGCAGCCAAAGAACCAATTGGAGTATCACCTGTAAAGATGATTTCCATGTTCTGGGACAGCCATGCAGTTGAAGTAATTGTAATCGAACTTGTAGTAGAAGTTGTAGCAGTAACTTCGTCTTTAAAGTACTCGTCTACAAACGCCATAGCTTCTTTTGCAATAAATGTTTTGTTAAGCTCTAACATTCTTACTGCTGCGTAGTTGTCAAAGTCAGCTACTTGAGTATTACTACCTTCATTACTTCCGCCGAATATAATGTCATTTGTTAATCCAAATGTTGCATCAACTTGTGCTTGAGCACTTGCTTCTGATACTTGAGCCCTTAATAGCTGTCTTATATATTCGTTTGTTGCTAGTGTAGCAGCTTTTTGATCGCCTGTTACTTTATTGCTTGTTCTTCTTAGATATGCATGTGCTGCAATATGACTTGCAAAAGTAGTGCCTAGTGCAAAGTCATATTTTGTAGCATCAAGAAGCAATACTATATCTCTAGTACACTTTGCAGTATCGTAGGTTAGATTTGGGAAGTTAGTGCTAATAAATGCAGGAACATCAATAGCTACAAGTTGCGCTGTTAGAGCATCTATTGTATCAATATCTGCTTGAAGACCTGCGCTTATACCAGTAAGACTTGGGTATGTAATATTCACTGTGGCGCCATCTACTAGAGTAATAATATCGTCCATTAGATCTGCTACTACTGTTGCACTAGAAGCATTACCCGAAGTACCGCTAATTTGTGTGCCTGTACCGTAAGTCGGAGTAACAGTTATATCTCTACCAATTGTTTGTACAATTTCTTTTAAGTGAGCATACGCTGCTAATGTTGCAACTTTTTGCGGACTATCAGCATTTACATCATCAATACTTCCTTCAAACGCTGCATCGCCTGAGAAGCGAATTCTTGTTATTGATTTTTCAGCGATAAATGTGTATGTGTAAGACCCGCTTGCAGTAATTTCAACTGCTGTTGCTAATGAATCTGCACTTCCTACGTTAGTTGCATCAACAGTTAAAGTACCTGCTGTACGTATTGCATCAAACTCTATAGTGTAACTTTCGCCTGGTGCAGTTACAATAGTCTGACTAATCGATCCTGCTGCGCCAGTAATTTTTACTCCTGCGCCGCCGGTAATTTCCCATGTTGGATCTTCGTTAGAGTCTAAACTAAATGTCCAATCTGTTGCAGCAGTAAAGTCACCGTTAGTTACAAGATTACCACCGTTATTTACTGCTGCTCCTGAGAAGTAAGCACTACCAGCAGTGTGACTTGCCCAGTTGCCGCCGTAAGTTAAGTCGTATGCTAATGCATCAATAATATGGCCTACGTCTGCTCTACAACGTGTTCTTGAGTACTTTAATGTTGGATATTGATCTGCAATATAGCCAATAATCTCTTCTTTAATAAAGTCTCTGTTTGCAATTAATAAGTTTCTGTGATATCCATTTTCAGATGCTGCTAAGTCTTCTGCAAGTGCTAGAGATTTAATAGCATCAAAGTTTTCACCTACTCCCCAGTCAATTCTAGTACGAATCATTCTTGCTAAACGTTGAGTAGCTTCTGCTTCTTCGTCTTGTGCAACTGGCCATGATGATGTTTGTAGTTCAGTATTTCCTGCCGTAGGAGTTACACTGACACCTTTAACAATATCGCCAATGATCGATTCTACACGCTCAAGAGCTTTCATACTAAACGGAGTATCTTTCTTAGCAGTTAGGCTTCCTTCTAACTGATAAGTGTAATCATTTCTACTAATCTTAGACGGAAGAGTTCCAGTTGGTCTTCTTGGAGCAACTGTTACAGAACGTAGTTCGTCGCCGATTACACATGTTTCTGCAGGAACAATAATCGGTAGTACTTCTTGATACTTACCAGTCGATACTTTAATTAGTACGTTTCTAATAATTCTTCCAGGAATTGCGCTGTCGTCGCCTGCTGTAATTGTATCTGTAATCGGTTTTACTAAAGACACAATTTCAGCATATACGCCGGCTTCAGAAGTTATTGAACTATCAAACCATTGATCAATAATTGCAGTTGAATTATCACCGTTAGCTACTTGATAATTAACATCTGGCACTTCTTGATTTAATACGTCTTGAATTACTGTTAAGCCATAGTTAATAGCTGCAACAGTTTCTTCATCTTGATCTTTTACATAAACCTGTGCTGCATCGTTAGCATACTTTAGTGCTGCTTCACGAGTACGAACGTTGCCGCCGTGTGTAATATCCCAAATGACTGCATCAATGATAAGACCCATGTCTCTACCACATTTTGCACTATCGTAGTCCATTCCAGTTGAGAACGGAGCAATGTTTCCAGCAATTTGTGCATCAACAAACTCTACAATTTCACGTTGAATAAACAAGCGGTTATTTTCTAAAAGTCTTCTTGCATTTGGATTCTTAACACCGTTGTCAACTTGTTGACACGCATATCGGATTGATTTCCACGGTTTGTCAATTGTACGTCCGTATGCTGGAGCAAGTTTATCAGCACCGTGTGTAGCAACATAATAAACATCGTCAGCTACACCTAAGTACGCCCATTCCGGAACAGAATCAGAACTTACTTTTAGTACCTGACCTTCTTCACCGATAGGTAATCTAGTAGGACCTGCGCCTGCATAGTAAACCATATCACCTTTTGTAGTTAAGACGTTTGTTTCTGCACCTATAGTAAGAATATTCCAGTAGGTACCAGTAATATCTTGATCAGGACGAGAATTTGCTGCGCCACTAACTTGTGGAATTTGAGTAGAACCGTCGTCTTGTTCTGACAAGTGGCCTAATACACAAATATATGCGTTATTGTTAAATCTTACAATGTCGCCTAATACATATTCTTGATCGTCGGCCCAATCTGCTCTCCAACGTAAGCCACTATTTAATCTTGTCCAGTAAGCTGTTTCTGTCGGAGCTTGATCTTGATGATCCTGGATACATAGGTATGTATAACCACCGTAACGTACAACTTCGCCTACACGATAATCTTGTAGTGTTGAATCTTCTTGCCAGTCGCCTAAGAAGCGCATACCTTGTGTAAACACTTCCCAATCAGCAGTTTCAGTAAATGGGTTCTTTTCTGAATTGTTTGTTTTAGCAATGTATTGATTACCGCCGTAACGTACAATGTCACCTGGTTGGTAAACTCTGTATGTTTCCCAGTCTGATTCGAATTGGAACCCTCTAACAAATTGCTCCCAGTTTACTTCGTCATCGCTAAACAAACTAGTAGCAGTATGAGCACCTGTACAAATCCATAGTGCAGCACCATACTGTACAACATCGTTAACTTTATAACGCTCGCCAACTGTCCATGTTTGCTTATATTCTATACCTTGGTTGAATATATCCCACTTTGCTTGGTCAAGTTCTAGACCATCTGAATCAGTTGCAGCTGATGTATGCGGAGTATTACATACGTATGTTGTGCCGCCGTATTTTACAATATCGTTAGCTTTGTAGTAAGTGTCAACATTCCAGTTGCCTTTCCAGTCTAAGCCTTCAGCAAATAAGTCCCAATTTGCTTGATCGTTTTCTAATAGTGATGAATCAGATGTATGTACTGCATTAGCAATGTAAAGTCTTGCACCGTAAGATACAATATCACCGTATACATAACCTGTATCAGGAGTCCATGATCCTTTCCAAGTCTGACCGTCACTTACTAAGTTCCACTTAGGTGGAACAACTTCAAAGTCTGTGAAGAAGTCTGCTGCTGCTGTATGTCCGATTACACAGATATAGATTCTGCCGCCAAATCTTACCACGTCATCTTTGTAATAAGAAGTGCCTGTACTCCATGCATCTTTCCATACAAATCTAATTCTACCAAGTTTAAATTCTGCCATTTGTTTTACTCCGCCGTTACAGTATTTATTTGTTTTACAATGCTATTAGTTTTATTTCATACTTTCATCAAAGTTTCTAAAATATAACATTTGTTGTACCCAAGATCCTTGAATTCCAACATCATTTCCGAACGCATCTTGCCCTTGAATATCAACATGATTACCAAATTGAAGTCCTGCGCCTGTATTACTTGCAATTAAGTTGTCTTCTGATCCTAAGAAGATCTGACCTGCTATAATTGCGTTAATTTCTAAGTCCGAACCACCAACACTTAGTCTATCTGCAAGGAATGTTGCAATAGCTCTTTGTGTAGGTACAACGTTGTTACTATCAGCAGCAAACGTTGGGTCTGTTGAGAATTCGTTAACAACAGCACCTGATCCACCTAATCTTACACCACCTAGTGCTAGCTCACTTAGACCATCTAAGTCAAAGAACTGAGCACTAATAGTAACAATACCAGTTGCCTGTTGCACACTAAACAATTCCCCTGCTCTAAAGTTACCATCTTGGTCTGTACTTACATAGAAAACTCGTCCGCCTGCTGTTTCGTAAACTTCATTTTCTGGTGCTGCTGTAAAGAAGTTTCCGCCTGCATATATTTCAGGATAGTTAGTTTCTATAAAGTTTCCTGTACCAATATCCAAGAAGTCGTGTCCTGAAATACGACATTGTGAAAAGTTTTCATTAATAATAACTTCTGAATCGTGTACTAGATCGTACTCTGTTCTAATTCTAGGCGATATTTGGAATTCAACTAATCGTGTACCGTTACCAGTTCCGTCGTCGCCTAAATCAATAACTTTTGCTGTTCTAAAGCTCTTAAGATCGTCCGGATCGTCTGTTGCTGGTTCTGGAATAATTGAGAATAGCAACTGCGAACCTAAGTCAGGAACTTTAGGCAAACCGTAAATCTTAACTGTTGTTGATTCTGGTATAAAGTCAGCGTATCCGTCACCTATAACAGTTACAGTTGTAGTGTTAGTACGATAGCCATTACCTCTATTAATCCAAGTAGGAGGAGCAATAACTCCGTTACCTACTCTATTCTCCCAACCAACTGCTGCTGTATGTACATTATCAGTTACTGTGAAGATTGGAGGATTGTCTACAGAATATCCACTACCGCAATCAAGTATTTTAAATGTATTAAACGTTCCTACGCCTGTAATATCTGCACGTACTTTAGCTCTACATCCTGTTTGCACTCGAACAATTCCACCAAGTGGTTCTTCTACTGAACCTACTGTCCAATAACCTACTCCATTTACAACACCAAATCCAAGGCCGTGCCACTGCCTGCTTACATCAAGTGCTCTGCCTGCCCAATGGAACCCGTCTTCTGACGTTGCACAGAAGTTAGTATTATAGCCATCTAAGTCGCCGCCGATCGGTTGTAGACCCGAGTCACAAATTGCAAAGAATACACCCTGAGCATATTTCATGTCTACCCAACGCATAACTGTTGAGCCGTCTGCACTTGGCATATCTTCGCCTTGAACCCAATTATCTCCGTCAAAGCTGTAAAATACTTCGCCGTCTTCGCTTACTATAACAAATCTGTTATTACCGTGTGCAAGACCTGCCCAAGTAACATTTACAATATTTAATAACGGAACAACTGCTGTAGTCCAAGTTACTGCATTTGAACTTTGTGCTACAACTCCATCGTTTGCACTTACAACAACAAACTTTCCTGCACCGTATGTAATTGCTTGCCATTGACTTGTAGTTGAGTCACCAGTTGCATCATCTGGAATGCTTGATGTTGTCCAGTTTTCACCGTCAGTTGATATTGCAACTGTATTAGAGTTTTCTGCAATTGCAACAAATTTTCCTTGTGCAAAAGTTAAGTCGATCCAGTCTTCAATTGCAGGCAATGTGGTAGAAGTCCAAGTTACTCCGTCTAAAGAATAAGCGCCTTCGTCTGTTCCTTTTGCAATTGCAACAAAACGATTGTTTCCGCCACGTACCTTAACCCAGTCTCTAAATACAGTGTTAGGAAGTGTCGCTTCGCTCCACGATGTTGCATCATCACTATTTAAAACAAAGTTAGGTGATGCAATTGCAACCCACTTACCACTACGTCCTACACCTGTAGCAACAACTTCAAGTATACTGTTTGAACTATCGTCTGATACTTTTGATACTTTAATAGTTAAATCGTTTTCAGGTGAGTTGCCACCTAATTGTGATCCTAAAATATTAATAGTATCACCTACTGCATAGCCTAAGCCTCCGTCTACTATTGTAACATCGTAACTTAAACCATTTTTAACAATATCAAAGAAAGCATTTGCTGGTTCTAATCCATCTTGTCCTTCAACTACTCCTGAGCCAGGCTCGCCTTCAATATTTTCAAATGTAAATGTTGTGTCACTGAATGCAATATCGATAATCAGTCTCGAATTAGGCAAGTTGTATGCAGCTGATGTAAATCCAGGATGAGAAACTTGAATCCTCGGTTCTATACGGTATTGTGTATTAGTAGCAAGAGTAGCTTCTATAGCTGTTCCTGGAATTATATGATCCCAGCCTGCTGTGTTTGTACTATCTTTATAAACTGTAACAATCTTATTACCTTCGTCGTATGCTTGTACATATCCGAACTGTCCGGTACCTGTACCACTTACAATATATATTCTACAACCTAGTATTTCGGCTTCAGTTGCTGTTTCACCTGCTGCAAGTTGTATTGTAGTAGCACTGCCGTCTCTTGCTTGGTTTTGTGCTACAAAGTAACCTACACCACCAGTGGATCCAGAATCTTCAGGATTTACTAGTCTAGACTGGAATAACGCACCATCTCTAAATTCTTCAAAGACTACATCTGCATCAACACCTGCACCTGTAATAGTTGCAGTTGCTTCAGTAAAGTGTTCGCCGCAATGTTCCCATTCTATTAATGAAATTTCGTCTGCAAACTGTCCAGCAAATACACTAGTTACAACAGGATCGTTATCTCTGTTGAATACTTTTGCTTGTATAGGTGTTTCGTTTGGATCGATACCGTCTGCAATACTACCAAAACGTCCGTAAGAGTTGTTACCGTTAGCAGCACGAATAACACCGCCTGCTTCAGCAAAGTATCCCACTTGATTGTAGTAGGTAAACACCGAAACAAGTTCTGCTCGAGCATTGTGACTGACCCAGGCGCCAATGCCATCACTTAGTACTTGTGTAAAGTCGTTTGATGTCATAGACTTTAGACCACCGTTGTGTAATCTTCCGTCAATTCTCTTACCAGTACATGCTGTTCCGATATTTGTAACACCTTGTAAGTATGGAGAACGCTGTTTAATCCATACACGTTCATCATCTGGACCCCAACCCGGATCAAGTGCAACATATGCACCTGCTGTCGGACGTTGGTAAATATCGTACACACCAGGAGGATTAAGTCTACCATTAAGACCTTCACATGTCATATTGCGCAAACCGGTAACGTCTCGTACACGGAACATGTCTGATAAATTACTGCCGTTAACTGCGTTTGAATAGTGTTCTGCTGCTAGAAGTGTTTTGTAATTTCCTTCGTATCTTAAATCGTAACAAAACGCTCGATACATTTCTCGCAACATGTCACTAATTCTAGTATCTGTATAAAGTTTGTTTGGATAGTTTTCAGCTGTCCATGCTTGTGCTTCTGCAACAATGTAATCTATTAATGTTTCAAGTCTTGAAGCAATACGTCTACGTTGCGCATCGGTTGTTAATGTATTTGTACTAACAATATCTAAATTAATATCGCCTGAACGAGTTCTAAAGTCAACTTCATCTATAAATATTTGTTTAAGACCGTCAACAATGCTAACCTCTTCAAGTCCTAGTACAGGATTTCCTTTTGGTTGTGTTGCAGTATTTCCTGTTGATCTAACAGCATCATTATTCTGAAATAAATCGAAAAGAATACTAATAATATGATCATTTAGCTCAGTTAAGTATTCAAATTCATTTTGATACTCTGCAATAGGAGAATTTGCTACTATTGTTGTAGAACGTAATTCGTCGCCCATAACAACTGTTCCTGCAGGAACACTAATAGGACAAATTTCTTCAAAACGCCCTGCGTTAACCTTAATTTTAACAGGAGAATACGGTCTAAAGTTATCTTCAACATACTCAGTAGCATACTTCACAGTTCTAAATGGACGTTGCTCAGTACCGTGTCCAGGTAAGTCAACGCCTTCTTTAGCAACATAAACTACATTTGCACTGTTTAACCAAGTTTTCCAAAATACGTCTTGTTCTTCTGTAATAGATAGTAATTGATCAGTTTCTCCAATCGGTACATTAGTTGATCCAATTGTAGAACCGTCGCCTACGTTTTGTCTTGACAAATTATATGTTAACAAATCACCACGTGCAGTAAGTCCCGATGGCTCGCCAACTTGTACTAGTTCGTCCCAGTAGTAATATCCGCTACCGTTATCGCCTGGAAAATTATTACCAGTACTTTCGTGATACTCGTTACATACATATGCTGCACCAAAGTGATAAACAATTTCGCCTACATTATATTCTCGACCTTGTACCCATGAGCTACCCCAAGTTTTACTAGGTACTATTAACTCCCATGCAGTAGTATCAATATAGTCCATTGTAGAGCCATCTTGTTCTACACCGCCTATAGTAATAAGGGCCATGTAAAGTTCGCCGCCGCGTTCTACGATATCACCCGGATTATAAATTGCTGTTTTAGACCACTCTCCTCTAAAGTTGTAACTGTATGCAAGTTCTATCCAATTATTAGTAGAATCTTTTTCTTGAGCAGGTTGGTCGTCAATATTATCTTGATTAGCAAAATATAAGTAGCCACCGTAACGTACAATGTCACCTTGTTGATATTGTGTTGTTGGATTCCATTCGCCGTCGAACTGAAAGCCCGGTAACTCTATTTCAAAGCTATCTCTGTCAATTGCATCTTCACCACTAGTATGTGTTTCAGTTGCTTTCCAAATAGATCCGCCGTATAATACTAGATCATTTTTTCTATATAATGTAGTTGGTGTCCATACACCTGCATATTCAACACCGCTGTGGAATACTTCCCATGCAATATCAGATGTTACAGTTAATGTAAATAATCCGCCCATATTACCATGGTAACGGCAGTAGTAATAAATTTCATCAGGTGCGTCTGCTGCAACTGTAATATGAATCTGTCTTGTCTTTACAATAGGATTGCCAATTTCGTCAACGTCATTATCAAAGTTTGCAACATACTGTTGTTGCGATACTTCGATGCCATCTAAGAAATATGTTACACCTGTACTATAAACTGTGCCGCCTTGAAGAGTACCGTCTTCAGTCTCGCTTAACAATAAAGGATGCAAAGTATCATTAAACGTTGAGTTAGAAAGATCAGTTTGATCAAGGATATAAGTTTTTCCTTTTCCTAAATCTAATTCTGCTTGAGGAATTCCGTTAATAGCAAAAACACCCATAACATTTTCGCCAGCAGGATCATCAACAACTGTAACTGGCAGAGTACTAGGAGTAGTTACTAAGTTGTCTTCAAGAAACAGTCCACTTACATGGTTTTCGATACACTTGTATACAATACCGTTATACTTAACTAATGCACCTTTAGTGTAGTCTGTGCTTGTTTCCCAATCTGTAGTAAATTTAGTACTTGCTGCTAATATATCCCAATCTGCTTCATTGTCAACAAAATTTGCAGCAGTATGGCCATTATTACAAACCCACAATGCACCATCTTTAACAACAATATCGTTTACGTTATAAATGTCTCCACTTGTCCATGTGCCTTTAAATGAACGACCGTCTGTCATAATGCGCCAGCGCGGTTGTGGTTGTGGAGGGTTAGAATTAGGTAATGTTGCATTTAGGTCGTTACCAAATGCTGCGTCTGCTACGTGTCCTTCTAAACAAACATAACTTGTACCGCCTACACGTACAACATCATCTCGTTTGTATTCAGTGCCTGTAACCCAGTCACCTCTCCAAATATATTTAAATCGTTCTAACTTAAACTCTGCCATTTATATTTCCTTTAGTATCCTGGGCCTGCTGGAACAACATTAATGTCGTTTGGTTCGTCACCGTATCCTGGTGAGCTTGCTCCTTCTGGGTAAGTGTATGCTTCTGAAATTCGTTGTACAAATTGTCCTGTGCCAGGTTCAACGTAGTAAAGTAAACTCCTAGCATCCCATTTAATTTGTTGATATCTTAAATTGTCGTATACAATATTATGGTCAATATCGATGCCTTCTAAAAAGTCAATACCTTCCTCAAAGTCAGGGAAGTTTTCCACACTTGGTCCTAGATCGTTTATAATAGTTACGTTTTCGTCACCACCTTGCATTTGGTCTACACGCACTAGAAACAACTCGCCATCGTCATTTCTACGTAATCCATAAAAATATCTTTTAATAAAACCCGAAGATATTTGTTCAGGTGTTGTGCCTATAAAGTGACTCATTATGCAACCTCCACGTAACTTATGATAACATCTATACTGTCATCTAAACTTGATTGTACCATTATTTTATTATTGGCACCAATAATTAATTTTTCACCAGTTGCTACTGCTCTTAAACTTGTGTTTGCAGGTAACAGTGTTTGTCTTAAATAATAACCTGTTACACTTGTATCATCTTGAAGAAGAATATCTACATATACAAATGAATTTGTTAAGTTAGTTAAACTTAAACCGATTACAGTAGCACGTTGATTATCTACAGTTTCATAAATGTCAACTGGTTTAGTTCCTACGCTTTTTACTACTTTGTTTTTAAATAATGTTGCCATATCTTATCCTAATGCTAGCACAATTTCAAATGCAATGTCTTCTGCTTCTTTTCTACTAATACCTGAATCGGTACCTGCGACAGATACCCAAGCTGATCCGTCATATACTTCTACCCTTGACAACTCAGTATTAAAACGAGTCATACCAGTTTCAGTATAAGCAAGCAACGGTCTAGAAATGTTGTCACCTGTTGGAAGCACAATTCCATATGTTCCGTCAAATCTTACATAACCGTTATCTGTGTTTACAAACTCTGTAACACTATTAGGCACAATATTTGTAATTGTATTGTTACTAAATGCATGATTCTCAAAGATAACACTACCAGTGCCGTTTGCTACTAACTCAAGATCTGTATTTGTATTAGTAGTACTTATCACATTGCCGTCAATGGTAATCTCTTCTACGGTTAGCTTTTTAGTGTTTAATCTTTCACTATCTAAATCTGCAATTAAAGTACCTTGGCTGTAAAATCTTATTACACCGTCGTTTGCGCCTTCAGTAAGTTCAGCAGTAACTCTAGTGTCACCATCTAAGTCTTGTAATCCTTGTAATATAATCCAGTTACTACCGTTATATCCTTCAAACCTATTTAAGCTAGTATTATAACGAATTTGTCCTAATGCAGGCGTTGGTCTTTCTTCTGTGGTTCCAGTTGGAATTCTTAATGCGCCTGTTGCATCGATAATTACATTTTCTGATCCAGGGTCAATTACAAAGTCTTGTGTTGTAGTAATTGTTGATTCGTTAATTGTAAAGTCGTCAATAATTACTGCACCTGTTCCTGATGTGCGTAATTCTAAATCTGAATTAGAAAGTGTAGTAGTAATATAGTTATCATCGATTAAAATGTCGCCTGTACTAAACCTGTTTGCAGTAACAGTTCCTGTAGCAGCAATATCGTTAACAGACAATGTTTGACCAATTGTTAAGTCGTTAGTAATTACAACATCGTTATATGCAATTTCAATTATGCCAGAACCGTTTGCACGTAATTCTAAATCACTGTTTGATAGTGTTGTTTCGAGTACGTTTCCTGCAATTTGTATATTTTCAAATTGCATTGCACTAGTAACATTAACTGCACCGCTTACTGTTAGATTTCCTGTAAGATTATAATCACCAGTTTGTTCATAATTTCCAACGTGTACAATATCGCCTTCGACGTTTGTATCTTTTAAATTAGTTGTACCGTTAACAGTTAAATCTTGTTCGATAGTAACATTGTTAGTAGGTACAAGTATTTCGCCAGTCCCGTTAGCACGTAATTCTAAATTCGAGTCACTTGTAGTTGTAGTAATGTAGTTGTCATCAATTAAAATATCGCCTGTGCTAAATCTATTTGCAGTAATAGTACCTGAACTCGAAATATCACCTGTAGTAATTGTTCCTGTTACTTCTAGATCATTATCAATAACAACATCGTTATTAGGAACAATAACTTCGCCTGTGCCATTTGCACGTAGTTCTAAATCTGAATTAGAAAGTGTAGTAGTTAGTACATTGCCATCGATATTAACATCTTCAAACTGTGTTGCACTTGAAATTGTTACTAAACCGTTAACAGTTAAATTACCAGTTTGTGTAGTATTACCAGTTTGTACTGTGTCACCTACGTGTGTAATTGTGCCTGTAATGTTAGTGTCTTGTAGATCAGTAACTCCGCTAACAGTTAGATTGTTATCAATTTGTACATTGTTATTTGGTACATAAATTTCACCAGTACCGTTTGCTTCTAGTACTAGATTAGTATCAGCAGTAACAGTTTCAATTACATTGTCGTCAATTGTAATAACATTGTTAGTAAACACATCACTTGTAATAGTGCCGCTGCTAACAATGTTAACAGTTGTAGTTGTACCGTCTACAGTTAAGTTATTGTTAATCTGTACATCGTTGTTTGGTACAAGAATTTCACCAGTACCACTTGCACGTAGTTCTAGGTCTGCATTACTTGTAGTTGTAGTAATGTAGTTGTCATCTATGAGTATTTCTTCAAACTGTGCTGCACCTGTAACATCTAAATCTTGTGTTACAGTTACATTACCTGTTACGGTAGTATCACCAGTTTGTGTTGTATCGCCTACGTGTGTAATTGTACCTGTAATAGTTGTTGCTTGTAAATCAGTGTCACCGCTTACGGTTAAGTCTTGTGAAAATATTACATCGTTAGTTGGTACATTAATAGTGCCTGTGCCACTAGCACGTAGTTCTAAGTCACTGTTAGTATCAGTTGTTTCAATTGTATTACCGTCAATCAGTATGTTACCGTTAGTAAACTGACCTGTAAGCGTGAAGTTACCTGTTTGCTCTGCATTACCAATGTGTGTAATTGTACCTGTTACAGCAGTGCTCTGTAGGTCTGTAGCACCACTTACAGTTAGGTTGTTGTCAATTTGTACGTTGTTACTAGGTACGTAAATTTCACCTGTGCCGTTTGCACGAAGTTCTAAATCTGCATTTGAACTAGTAGTTTGAATATAGTTGTTTTGAATTTGTACATCGTCAATGTCTGCTTGATTGACGTACAAGTTTTTCCATGTTAGACTGCTAGTACCTAAACTGTAAGTACTAGTAATACTCGGAATAATGTCTGAATCAATACCTGCTACAAATTGAATAGTATCAGTATCTTCGTCACCGATTGTAATATTACCGCCAATTGTAACGTTACCTGTTACATCTAAGTTACCAGTAATATTTGTGTTGTCTTGTAGGTTAATTATACCACTAGCTGCATCAATATTGACATCACCTGATAGTGTTTCAATAGTGTTACCGCTTATGCGATAGTTACCGATGTCAATTTCTTCACCGTTTATAAAACTAGTGCTACCATTAGTATTAAATGTAATACCGTTTGTTAGATCAACGTTCAAACTGTTTAGTGCAAAGTTAACTGTACCACTTTGTTGGTCAACAAAGAACAAGTCACCTACACGGAAGTCGCCTTCTTGGTCAATTGAATTATAACGTATTTGAGCATCGTTTAATTCTATA